CGTACAGGGCACGAGAGTCAGATCGACCCATGCGGATCAGCGTATGCAGGACGGGGTAGTCAAACCCCAGGTTATTGAACCCGATCATTCGGGCGTTTGTATCCTTCAGATACTGGAGAAATTCGACAATCTGTTTGGAGTCGTTGCGCCAGCCACTGATTTCAAAAGACCAGCGCAACGGTGCTTCTGCATGTTCCACTGCCAGCGTGAACACGTTGGGATAGGTTTCGATGTCGAATACATAGTCGTTACTCATTACGGTTACCGGGTGAGGTGGGGCTTACTTTCGGGGTCTTGCGACATGGCCGGTTCAATACGGAACTACCGCGAAGGGGAGCGATTTCAGCCCCGATTCAATTACGCCAAGAACGATGGCAGACCTGTGGGTGCGCCAAACGGTGCAGCAGGCATGGCAGCAGCAGGAGCCACAGCACCGAAGCCAGCAGGAGCACCGGCCACAGCACCGAACAGGTTCGATGCGTCAACAGCACCCTCACCGAAGGGAGTGTCATCAGCGGCGAACTGGACAGCAATCAAGTCGCAGCGGATGCCACGGCCATGCTTGTTGTCTTGCGGCCAAGGCTTGATCGCAGCGTTGACACGGCAACCACCGTACATCTTGCGGGCCAATTGCTGATACGCCATCGTGTTGGATGGGTCGATAGGTGTACCATCGGCTTGGATCATCTGCGGGGCCGAGTCACGCCCTGCGGTGATGAACACGTTGCCAGCGTAGCCGTCATACGGCTGAAAGGTCTTCTTGTTGACCTTCTCCTCACCACGACCAAAGCAGCGGGTTTTGCGGTCGTTCTGGATCATGGACATGACAGCTTGCGCGTGTTCTTTCCACTTCTCCAAAGCCAAGGCACCGTAGCGGGCCATGAACTGCTGGAAACCAGCGTGGTCTTGGGGCATAATGAACTCGCAGTTATACGAGATGCGTTCTTTGCCCGTGGCCTCGTTCATCTGGCGCTGTGGTTCAGCGAGATGGGGGAAGGACAGACGGACGTTCGACAAGAAAATGATTTCGGACATGACAATTACCTTTCAATGATTACAAAAGCCAAGCGGGAAGCTCGGCAGGGGTTTCCACTGCACTGAACAACGGTGCAGCGTTCGTGACAACCGCAGGACGGCTATCAGACTCGGGGGCCACAGTCAGCTTGCCTGCCAACTTGGTCACATACTCTTGCTCCATGCGCTGCAACTGGCGCTCGGTCAGTGCGACCTTCGTGCCATCGCGCTTTTCCCACGTCAGCTTCTCAGCCTTGGCAGGGGTGACGAGTTTGGTTTCGTAAATCGCAGTCTTGGGGATGCCCATCTTGACCAGCTTCTCGGCCATCTCAGCCTCGGGCAGCGCCCATGCGCGGGAGCCACGACCGTGGACCAGCTTGAGGCCGGGGATGGTCTGACCAGACTCTAGGCGGCGCAGGGCTTCCTTCTCCACACCTTCGAGGAGTTGGCGCATCAGGGGAGCAGCTTCCATGATCTGACGGATTTGGGCATCGTCCATCGTGGATGGATCTTTATCGGCACTTTGCTGTGCGACATCGAGTGTTTCGGTTACGACAGGCTGGAACATGATCCCGACCTCCTTCATTACGTTACTTGCCAGCGCAGAGCATGAACCCTTGGCACGGCAGAATTTACATTGACTTTCACCCGGTACAAGCGGTGCATCTGGTTTGTCAGTGGCAGCGGCTTGCGTGATGATTGTACCCATGTTGTCGAGCAAAGAGCGCACTGACACCTCGTGTGAAGTGATCGGCTTCATGCCTTTGAGCGCCAGCTTGGGCTGGATGATGGTCATGCGATGTGTGTTGAATGGGTAAGCACCATTCACGGGCAGCTTGTAGCCAGCCAGCACACCGTAGGCGTACTGCTCAAGCTGCATGTTGCCCTCGGCACTCACCACACCCATGCCATCCTTGTAGTCGATCAATTCGATCCAATCAGGGCCGATGATCTGGCAGTCCACGGTGCCCGACAGGTCTTTGCGACCCAGCAGGAACTCGGGGTCCACTCGTTGCTCGGAGATGACCTTGAACATCCCGTTCATGGATCGCTCACGGATGTAATCAATGGCGGTCTTGACCCGGGCAGCGCGGTCAGCATCCACCTTGAAAGTACCCTCGTGATCTGTGAAGGTTTCCCCCACTTGATCCATCGGGTCCGACAAGCCGTTCTTGATGCAGTGCTCAAGCAGCGTATGCGAGTGTGTGCCATCGGCAGCAGCGGGGCCGCTACCGGTGTCAGGGTATTTGGCCTCCTCTCGAATGCTGCCGGGGCACAAGGCCCAGCGGCTGCGCTTCGATGGAGACAGCTTGGCGTGATCGCTCATTGCGTTGCCCCGACCTCATCGGTGCCAAACTTGACCCACTTGTAGGCGGCACGGCCACAGCCGCGATCAAGAGTGACATGTCCGGTAAAAAACCGGTTGCCGCGACCGACCACGTAAGTAGCTTCACGCCAATCGACGCCGTTTTTGCGCAAACTGGCACGGATTTTCTTGCACTTCTTGGCGTTCATGATCAACCTTTCAATGCTTCAACGCCAGTGTGCAGCGCAGCGTAGTGCTCGGGCTTCACATCGTTGATGTTCTGATAGCCCAGACCAGTCAAGACCCCTTGGATCAATGCACCCTTTTGTGGGCCGAGTGCTTTGTAGGCACCCATCACATAGTCGATCAAGCCCTTGGGGTCAGAGAACGGTGCACCACTGGCAACAGGTGCGGCCACTGGGGCTGTGAATGTGGGAGGCGCTGGCATGGCCGGAGCAGCGGCCACGGGTGCAGGTGCTGCAACTGGTGCAGGAGCAGCGGCGACAGGGGCAGCTTGTACCACAGGGGCTGGTGCTGGTGCAACAGGTGCGGGTGCTGCTACATTGCCAGCTTGCAGTTGTGCGGTCAGGGCAGTGACAGCGGCAGTCAGGGCTTCAATCTTGAGTTCGAGTGACATAAAGTTTCTCCAGAGGGTTACGGTTTACAGGGGGTTGAATTGTGAGGCGGTCTTCAACAAACGCCTCGACGATTTCACGATGCACTTCGCTTGGTGTCCCTAGCTTTCGTGCTTTCTCATGAAACTTGGTGCGCGTCTTGTCTGTCACTCGGACAGTCATGAACGCTGATTTGGATTTGGGTGATGTCATAAATAATTTCCTTGACCGATGGCGCAAGTGTACACCACTGTGATACGATTGTGCAACTGGTTTGAAATTATTTTTGGAAAAGAAAAAGCCCCGGTGGTTAGACCGAGGCTTTGAAGGAGAAGCTCAATGAACAAAGTGTCGGCAACTGCAATCACCAACGGGATTATTCTATGACAGCCCCGCAGACTGTGCAATCACATCCAGCGTCCGTTGACGCTTACATCAGACACGGCTGGAGCCTTGTCCCGATCCCAGCCAACACCAAGGGGCCGCGCACCCCGGGCTGGAACCTCAAACACAACGCCCTCAAGGCCCAAGGCGATCTGCCTCACGGCTACGGCATCGGCTTGGCCCATGCGTACAGCGGCACGATGGCGCTCGACATCGACAACTGGACCGTGACCACCAGCCTGCTGGCCGAACACGGCATCGACCTGCAAGCCCTCTACGATGCGCCTGACGCTGTGGTCATCAACTCGGGCAAGCCCGGGCACGGCAAGCTGCTGTACGCGATGCCGTTCGGCGCTGCGCTGCCATCGAAGAAGATCATGCACAGCGGCATCACGGCCTACGAGTTGCGCTGCGCCACAGTCAGCGGCCTCACGGTGCAGGATGTGCTGCCCCCGTCAATCCACCCCGAGACACGACAGCCCTACCACTGGGCGGGCCACGGCCACTGGACCCGGATGCCCGTCATCCCTCAAGCACTGCTGGACCTGTGGAGTGGAATGCTGGCGCAGGACAAAGAGCGCACCATCGCCACGGACGGCTCGATTGATGCCTCATGGGAGGAGATCAGGCAAGCACTCGATGCTGTGCCCGCCGACTGCACCCGGGACGAGTGGGTCAGCATCGGCATGGCCCTGCACTGGGCAGGCACCCAGACCGACCAGCTTGAGCAGTCGCTGTCGCTGTGGAACGAGTGGAGCGCCACGGCGCAGACCAAGTACCCCGGGGAGCGTGAGATTCTGACGCAGTGGATCAGCTTCAAGCCTGACAAGGCCACAGCGGTCAAGCTGGGCACCCTGTTCCACATTGCCAAGTCCCACGGCTGGCAGCGGCCCATACCCGATGCGTCCGAGTTGTTCAGCAAGGTCGAGACACCGGTCATGGAGCCGATCAATGTGCTCGATGGCCTGCGGCCCAAGCCACCCGAGATGGACCTGTCCCTGTGGCCCAACATCCTCAAGACCCGATCCACTGAGATTTCAGAAAGCGTGGGCTGTGACCCTTTGGTCCCTTTGTTCGCTGGGTTGGCCGCTGTCTGCGGGGTGATTGACGCCCGCATTCGGCTGGAACTCATGCCGGGGTTTCGTGTGCCCCCGGTGCTGTGGCTCATGACTTTGGGCGACCCAGCGGACAAGAAGTCACCCGGATCGCGGCCCATGCTGTCGCCATTGAAGAACATCGAGGCCGAGGACCGGCCCCGCTACGGCAAGGAACTGCTGGACTGGGAGGGCAAGGAAGCGGCCTATGCTTCGGCCAAAAAGGGCTTCCTCGAATGGTCATCCTCGCCCGATGCCCTGCTGGGTGCTGACCAAGCCCCACTGGTGCCCGAGATGCCCCCGCAGCCCGTGCCCCTGAAGATCACGGTCAGCGACATCACGAGTCAGAAGCTGGTGCGCCAAGCGGCAGACCGGCCCCGTGGCCTGCTGTGCCACCTCGACGAGATGAACTCGTGGGTGCGCAAACTGACAGACAAGACCAGCGGCGAGGATCGGTCAGCGTGGGTTGTCAGCTACGAGTCAGAGCACTACGAGATGGACCGGGTGGGCGCGGGGTCGATCCACTGCGAGAACTTGGCCGTGAGCATCTATGGGAACATCCAGCCCGCCGTGTTCCGCGCCAGCGTGGCACCACTGTCGGCTGACGGCCTGCTTCAGCGGTTCATCCCCGCCATCCTGCGCGGCAGCAAGACCAAGCTGGGCCAGCCAGTGCCCGAGTACCTGACCAGCGCCGCAGCGTGGGAGAACACCCTGCGCCTGACCTACGCGCTGCCCCCACAGACCTACCAACTGTCGCCCGAGGCGTACACCGTGTTCCGTGAGTTCCAAGCATGGTACGAGGAGGCCAAACAGGACGAGAGGGTGCTGGACAGCGGGCCTGAGTACATGACGGCTTTCGGCAAGCTGGAGGGCTTGGCTGGCCGGTTGATTCTGCTGTTCCACGTCATCGAGTCCCCATTCAGCCCACAGGTTGCCCCCGATGTTGTCCACAGGGTCATCTCGTTTGTGAAAGGCTATGTGATCCCCGCCTACCGCTACGCACTGGGTGAAGTGGCCGGGGCCATCTCGAACGACTTTGACCAGTGGGTGATCGACCACATCATCCAGAACAGCACCGAGATCACCATGATTGACCTGCGCACCTTGAAGCGGTCAGCACGGCGTAAGCTGGAGGGCAAGACCGAATGGCAAAAGGATCAAATGGTGATGGACGCCATGCTGGTGTTGGAGCAGGCCGGGTGGGCTGTCAAGATCGAGGAGGAACTGCACAAGCACCGTGCCATGTGGGCCATCAACCCCACGCTGCCCACGATGTTCAAGGATTACCGGGAGCAGGTGCTCAAGGCCAAGCAGCGCCACGCTGATTACATTTACCGCCACGCCTACGACAAGGGCAAAGAGCGCAAGCTGGTCAAGGGGTATGACCCCGACACGATGGAATGACAAAAGGCTCGGATTGACCGGGCCTTTTTTGTTTACCTAGCTGGTAAAGAACTTTCGCCAACACTGGGCACAAATCCACCGGGTCGGTGACATCTGCACCCCGCCCTCGGGCAGTCGGGGTCTGTTGCAGTCGTTACAGTGGGTCAACGGTCTTCTCCTTGAGCGTGGCCCATGCCACTTGGGCACATCGGGCGCACTGGTAGTGGTACTGGGTGCGGTGTGGCGATGGGGTGAGCAGCCAGCGGTGTTTGCATTCGGTCATAGTCCTAACTCCTTGAGTGCGTTTTGAAGTCCAGCGAGTCCACCGACACGCTGGTTGTTGATGAAAATCTGGGGCATTTGTCGGGCTTCGGGGTAGAGCATGTTCAATGACTCAAACCACAGCGGCACCTCGATGTCCCGATCCTCAAACCCGATCCCCTTGCTGTTCAGCAGCGCCTTGGCCGTGGTGCAGTTGGGGCAGTTGTCCTTGGTGTAGATCACGATGTTCATTGCATCTTCTCCTGAATGGTCGAGGGGTCAACCATCATCATTTGCTGGAAATAGATGGCAAACGATGCCCGGGTGTCGTTGCCAAAAGGCATGGCGTTCACGCGCTTCATGGCTTCCTCTATTGCGCTGTTCCAGCCCGAGACAAACACGAATCGGGCAGCGTCTTGGGGGTGTAGACCCACATCGCCATAGAGGCGGTCATAGTGTTCAAGTGCGTTCATGACACCCACTCCTGCCCGATGCTGCACCAGACAACGTGGTCAGCTTCTGTGATCACATGGCCCAACACCACATCTTCGACTTGCCCGCCAAGGCGGTAAAACCGATCCTCGTTGAACGTGGTCAGCTTTTCGCCGGGGTCCAACTCGACAAGGGCGTGTTGCTTGCCGTTCTTCAGTTGCTTGATGTATTTGATCTTCATGGTTGACTCCTTCAAACGGGATTTTTCGACATGACCGAATTGTCAAGTGAATCGGTTGAGTCGGTGGAATCGGATTTTTCGACATGACCGATTTCTCCAGCCAAATTCTTCACCCGACCACGCTTGCGCGGGGGTGTCGTGCTCACGGGCGGCAAAAAAGCGGAAAAAATAGCTGGGGCGATGGCCTCGAGTGTCTCGAGCACGTCAAGCAAACGCACGGCGGCGGCACTGGGTGCGCGGGTGCCCGTGGTCCATTTGCGGGCGGTGTAAATAGGCACCCCGAGGGTGGCGGCGGTGCGGCCCTCGTCGAGGGTATGGCGGGCGGCAAAACCCGCGAGGCGGGCGGCAAAACTAGGGGGCACGGGGTGATCCTTTCACGGGGTCAAAAAATGCCCCCGGGGTTCAATCCGGGGGCGCTGGGGTTATAGGTCAAGAAATCGGGAAATGATGGGGATTAAAACCGCCCCCAGTGCGGCGATTAAAAGGGCGGTTATCAATCGGCACCCCCTAAAAATGCCCGCTCATGGCGGGCGGCGTAAAGGTCAGTTTTGAATTGTTCAATTTCATTTGTCGCCTCGCCGAGGGCTTTTTGTAGGTCAGCGATCCGGGCAAATAACCGGGCGGTGCCCGGGTACCCCTCGGCAAAGGCGAGGCGCTCGGCCTCGGGTGCGGTTAGGTTTTCAAGGTTAAGCGGCATTTTTAGTTTCTCCAATGAGGCGGGCCACGGCGCGGCCCACTTGATAGCGATAATCCCATTCGGGGGCGGTATCCCATGAGCGGCGCGGGGCATCGGAAAAGGCCCGGTCAAATTCACCCTGGGCACCGGGGGTGCAGTAGGGGTTTAAATCGTGATTCTTTTCAACGTGGCGGCGCACTAGGTCAGCCGCCCACTTTTCGGCGGCGGCTTTGACTTCCTCGGGGTTATTAAATCGCATGATTTAACCCCTCGAAATAGGGATCACCCGGCGGGCTTTGGCATCGGCAACCCGGGCGCGGGTGCCGTGGGCACGGAAACCGATAATCACGGCACGGTCAGCACGGGCGCAAAGGCCGCAAAGGCCGCACGTTTCGCACGTTACATCGTCGCGGGTTTGCGCGGGGCAAACGATGATCACGCGCCCTTCGGGGGTGTAGCTTTTCTCGGGTGTATCCGTGGGCACGATGGCGCAAACGGGGCCAAAGGGGGCGAGGGCGTCAGCATCCCCGGCGTCATCGGCGCTCAGATTGACGGTGAACCCCCAGCGCGTAGCATGCCCCGCCCATTCGATGGCCTCGGGGCTTTTTTTGTGGGTGTACGTGAACCCACGGCGGCCACGGTTTGCGGCAACGATGGCCCCCAGCGCGGCGGCGTCGACGGCCTCGCCCGCCCCGGGTAAATCCCCGGCCACGTTCATGCGCCATAACTGCCCTTCGGGTAGCGCGGCGATTGACGCGCAAAGCGCCTCAAGGGTGCCCCCTCGCTCGGGTACTTTGTCCCATGCCATGCGGGTGTAAAAATCCTCGGCGTAACAATCGGCGCGATAGTGGGCGCACGATGGCGGGCATGATGCCCGCTCGGTGTAAGTTACGGGGATGGCCCCGGTTTTGCTGTTCGCACTGGTGCGGATAAAGTGATATTTCACGGGGTGATCCTTTTACGGGTTACGGGTTAAGGGCGTCGATTAGGTCAAGGCGGGCACGCTCGAGTGAGGCGGCGGCGAGTTTATTGGAAAACTCGCACCGGGGGCCACGTAACCGGGCGGCGGCGCTTTTCATGGCCTCGAGAATCTCGGCGAGGGTTTCCGGGTCAATCACGGGCGCGGCGGGCGCGGGTTTCTCGGTGATTGTCACTAGCGTAAAGTGATCGCGCATAAATTGGGCGTTAATCGGGTTCATGCGGACACCTTCAAAAGTTGATTGATTCCATCGACAAGCGAATCCAAGTCACGCGCCCACATGTTGCGCCCGCCCGTGTAGTCTTTCAAGTGCGCGGCGGTGCGGTACATGTAACCCAGTGAACCGCAAGGCTCGGTATTGACGTACACGATTGCATCACCCTTTTGAATGAACCCCGAGCACCCGCGCTTTTCATCGTTGACCCGGATATTTTTAAGCGCCACGGTGTGCGCGGGCGAAAACCGGTTTTTGAGCTTGGTTGACAAAATCAGCATGATCATGCCCCCTTACGTGCGGAAACGCGAACCACGGTGTAAGGCGCACCAGTTGACGTATGCGCGGCAACCAATTGGCGCGAGGGGTTGAATTTTGCGGCGATGGTTTCCCAGTCAATCGACACGCGCCCGGCACAATGGGAAACGGCGGCGCGGTGCGCGGTGCCGTCGATGGCGTCAAGCCCCGAGGCGGTCAAGGCTTCTTTAAGTTGCTTTTCCTCGGCGCTCAATTGCGCCATTTGCGCTTTGATCAGGGCAAGGCGATCCACGGCGGCGGCGAGGATGGCGGGGTTTTCGTTTTTCATGGTCAATTCCTTTTACGGGTTACGGGTTACAAAGAGAAAAGAAAACAGTGATCACCCAAAGGGCAACCAAAGCAAAGGCGGCACCGGCGACGATGGCGAGCGTCGACGGTTCACGCTCGAGGGGTTGCGGGTGCAAGTCGATGTAAGTCAGAGAATGGCGGTTCACGGTGCGATCCTTTCAAGGGGTTACGGTTTACGATGTCACGGGTTAATTCTAACCCACTGGGTCCACATTGTCAACAAGTCAAAGAAAAAAGTTTCTAGGGGCTTTCCCTAACCCATTGGGTAGCGTTTGGGATGCCCTCGCTCCTCTGGTGACAAATTGCCCTTTTATTCCGGGGGGTCTGTTTTGAGAAAATCAAAATTCTAGTGCTTTTAAAAAGTAGTCTAATTTTCGCCTTGCCTGCGCGAAAGGTGAAACTGTCGCCACCGGCTCCAAATCGTCTAATTTTGTCCCATTGGGTTACCTTTTCCCCGGGGAAATCCTCCCGATTCCATAGCCTCCCCGGATGCCTCTACCCAATGGGTTTGGCATGGCATTGGCCTCCTCGCTTAATTCATTGGGAGCCGGGACGCATCGAATCCAGAGAGCCGGGAGCCTACCCATTGGGGCAAATGGTGCAGGTTGCAGTGGTGCCCGGGAGTCGCTGGGGCGAGGGGAGGGGTAGGGCCAGCGGGTTCGATGGTCCGGCTACGTAGGCATCACGAACTCCGTGAAAATTTTTTAGAAAATCAAAAACCCAATGGGTACACTTACCCCGTAAATCCCGTGTTACACAAAACCATCCGCATGTGATAGCATCAGTACCACTATGAAACAAGAGAACACCTCGTTCGTAGGCACGGCTGTCGCCAGTGAAAACCAACTGCCCAACTGGCTGACCGTGCCTGACCCAGAACCCCTCAGAACCTCGAAGGCTGCAAGGGCGTTGCTGCATGTCGAATATGAGCAGATATTCGAGCGCATCGTGGAAGACATCTACCGTGGCCGGTCCCTGCAATCGCTGATTGAGGATGACCACCGGGCCATTTCGTATGAGGATTTCCTGCGCTGGGTCAAGCGGGATGCCACCCGCCACGAGCGATTCAAGGAAGCGCAGGAGATGCGCACTGAGTTCTTGGCTGGCGAGATCCTAGAGATTGCTGATGGGGTCGAGTCCATTGACGCCAACTCGAACGACACGGTGAACAGGGACAAGCTGCGCATCGACACGCGCAAGTGGCTCATGGGAGCGCACAACAGGAAACGCTACGGCGAGACAAAACAGATTGAACTGGGTGGCACCATCTCTATCACCGAGGCGCTGGCGCAGGCCCAAGCTCGGGTGATCGAGGGTGAGGTGATTGACGTGACACCAAGGTTGGAGAACTGATGCAGAAACCCCGGTACAGCCCAGAAGATGAGCAGACGCTCATGGCCCAGCTTTGGAGTCCGTCTATCAAGGACGACCCCGAAGCGTTTGTGCTCTTTGTGTTCCCTTGGGGGCAGAAGAACACTCCCCTCGAACACTTCAAAGCCCCTCGTGCGTGGCAGCGTAGAGCACTGCGCAGGATACGGGATTTCATCAAGGAGAACCGGGGCAAGCTGACCAACGATGAACTGATCGACGCGCTACGCAGGGCTGTCAGTTCTGGCCGAGGCGTGGGTAAGTCAGCACTGGTTAGCTGGTTGATCCTGTGGATGCTGAGTACCCGGATAGGTAGTTCCGTCATCGTGTCGGCTAACAGCGAGAATCAGTTGCGTAAAGTGACGTGGGGTGAGTTGACCAAGTGGGTCACCATGAGCCTGAACGCTCACTGGTGGGAGCCAACGGCTACGAGCCTGAACCCGGCCAACTGGTTGACTGAACTGGTCGAGCGTGACCTGCGCAAAGGCACCCGGTACTGGGGAGCCGAGGGCAAGCTGTGGAGCGAGGAGAACCCAGACGCCTACGCCGGTGTGCACAACATGGACGGCATGATGGTGATCTTCGACGAGGCGTCAGGTATACCGGACAGCATCTGGTCCGTGGCTGCGGGCTTTTTCACCGAGAACATCTTGGACCGGTACTGGTTCGCGTTCTCCAACGGACGGCGCAACACCGGGTACTTCTACGAGGCTGTGGACGGGAGCAAGCGGGAGTTCTGGGAGAGCGAGAAGATCGACGCCCGCACCGTCGAGGGCACCGACAAGACCATCTACCAGCAGATCATCAACGAGTACGGTGAGGACTCGGACGAGGCCCGTGTCGAGGTCTATGGCGACTTCCCCAAGTCGGGCCAAGACCAGTTCATCGCACCGCACCTTGTCGATGACGCCATGAAGCGGCAACTGCACAAGGACATGACTGCGCCCATCATCGTGGGTGTGGACCCGGCCCGGGGCGGCATGGACAGCACCGTGATCGCTGTGCGCCAAGGGCGGGACATTGTGGCAATCAAGCGGTTCCGTGGTGACGACACCATGACCACCGTGGGCCACGTCATCGACGCCATCGAGGAGTACCGGCCAGCGTTGACTGTGATCGACGAGGGTGGCCTCGGGTACGGCATCCTTGACAGATTGACCGAGCAGAAGTACAAAGTGCGCGGGGTCAACTTCGGCTGGAAGGCCAAGAACCCGACCATGTGGGGCAACAAGCGGGCTGAAATTTGGGGTGCGATGCGCGACTGGCTCAAGACCGCCAGCATCCCGCAGGACAGGCTGCTCAAGAGCGACCTGATCGGCCCGATGAAGAAGCCCAACTCGGCAGGCACCATCTTTTTGGAAGGGAAGAAGGAAATGAAAGCCCGTGGACAAGCGTCCCCCGATGCGGCTGACGCTATCGCCGTGACCTTCGCGTACCCTGTGGCACATCGGGAGTACAATGAACGCACAATCACCCGGCGCAACGCTCAAAACGGCGCTGCCCTTACTTCTTGGATGGGGTCATGATGGCTACAAAACCCGGACTGTATGCGAACATCAATGCCAAACGCGCCCGCATCGCGGCTGGCTCTGGCGAGAAGATGCGCAAACCCGGCGCTGCTGGTGCGCCCACGGCCAAAGACTTCAAAGAGTCGGCCAAAACCGCTAAACCTGCCAAAAAGGCCAAGTGATGCCACTCGTCAAATCCAAATCCCCAGAGGCGTTTCGCAAGAATGTGAAGGCCGAGATCGCTGCGGGTAAACCCGTAAAGCAAGCCGTGGCAATTGCCTACTCAGTCAAGCGCGAAGCTGCTAAAAAACCAACAATGAAGCCCAAAAAATGAGCCTCCAAGCCCTGCAAGACTGCCTAATCGTACGTCCCGACATGGAAAAACATGAGCTTTTTATCCTGTTGCGTGAGAAACAAACTGGCACGGGTGTGGTAATCTCCGCTGGACCTGATGCCAAAGACGTGAAAGTCGGTGACAAGGTGCTATTTGGTGATTCCATCGGTCAAGACCTAAAATACGAGGGTGACAACCTTCTGGTCATGAGGGAATCACACACCCTCGGAGTATTTGACGCATGAAAGACACCACCGGAATCG